GGCAATGCTCTTGCCACTGATAAGGGCGGCCCAGATGTCTTTGTCCGCGGAGAGTTCCATGGCGCGGCGTCCCCCACCCTGGGCCAGCGTGTCCATCCACTGGTCGAAGATTTGCAGGCCGCTCCGCCCCATGGTGGCTTCCATCGATTCGCGTACGTTCTGGTTTTTGAGCACCCCGCGGATCTCGCGGTTGATCTCGGCAAAGTGAATCCAGTGACCCATCTGGGCGGCGTGCTGGAAGAAGACGGTGATGGCATCGGTCCGGCGCATGCGGGCATCGTGGCGTTGGCGGGCCTTGAGGGACCCGGGCGTGGTGCCGGCCAGTTCGAGCGCACTGCCCATGGGGGAAAGGTCGTTGCTGTCATCCTTGTGCCGGTAGCGCGTGGGTGCGTAGTTCTCGATGCGGGGCATGGCCATGCCAAACATCTTCATGTAGACGGGGTCCGCGGCATCCCCGCCGGCTTTGTATTCGCGGCGAAGGAAATCCATGGTGGCCTCCCCACCGGGGACCGAGGTGACCATCTTCTGCATGTCCTCGATGGATTCGTCGGTCCATCCCTGCCGGCGCATGCGGGCCTGCACCTCGCTCTGGTCCCAAGCCAGCAGCAGCTGCATGGCCTCGGCGGGTGACATGTTCAATTTGTCATCGGTGCCCTCGCTTTGCAGCACGTAGAATTCGAGGAATTGCTGGCGGTTGGGCGTCTCGCGCACGGCCCCGGAGGGCGTGGTGCGCCGGCGCATGAGCGGGACGGCCAGGTAGGCTTCGCTCATCTTGGCCACGGCCTCGGCATTCAGACCGAAAGCCTTGGCCGAGGCGCGGCCTTCGAGGATGTTGGCCGCCGTTTCCATGGGCAGGCGGATGAGCTTCTCGTTGTAGCCCTCCTTGTAGCGGACCGCGGCCTTCCGCGTCTTCCGCATATTGTACATGAGACGGCCCACGCCAAAGCTGGTCTTCTTGCCGCTGGCCGCCATGAGCGTATCGATGAACCGCTTGGCCGCGTCCATCCGGTAGCGACTGCTCCCGATCTCGGCTTGGCGGATCGACCGCTCCCACGTTTCGAGGAAGCTGGCCTTGGGCAGGACGCTCCGTAGCAGCTGCATGAAGCTGTAGTGCGAGAGGACAAATTGCCGCGGGTTCTTCAGCCACGGGTTCTCCTTGTCCATCTTATCGATCTGGTTCTCGGTGGCCTTCTTCAGACCGCCGGCCAGTTCCTCGGCCATGTCGCGGTATTGCTTGCGGCGGGCCTCCTGCTGCATGCGCCACATAGCGCGTCCGGCCCCAAACGTCTGGCGAAGGAATACCCGCGCCTGGTCGAGTTCCAAGGCGGAGCGGTTGAAAAAGTCGCCCAAGGCATTGAGCACGCCCCACTGTTCGAGCAGCTGCTCTTGCCGGTCCGGCGTGATGTCCGGGCTGGCCAAGGCGGCCTCGATCTCGGCCATGGTGTTGGACGTTTCGTCGGTGCCCAGTTCGATGGCGGCGATGGCCAGGTTGGCCACGCGCTGGGCGTCCGGCCCGAGGCTGCTGGTCTGGACTTTGTTTTCCCCGCGCTTGGGAATGGCGCGTTCGAGGAGATCCATGATGTCCTCCTGCAATTCGGTGCGGAGGTATTTCTCCAGGGCGGCGTCCGCCTTCGCGATGCGGTCGGTGAGGTAATTGAGCCGGCCCTTGGCCGTGGCAAAGGAAAGCAGACGGCGGAATCCGCCCACCTCGGATTGTGCGTCCGGCGGGAGCAGCGTGATGATGGCTTCCAGCTGGGCCACGGCCTCGGGCATGGAAAGCGGTTCGAGGTCCGCCTTGTTGGCAAACTGCTCTTTGATCCGCTTGAATTTGGAAAGCACCGCGGCCACCCGCTCCCGGCGGAAGGCAGGGTTGCTGTTGAGCGCGGCCACCGCGGACTCAAGGTCGCCGTAGTAGGAAGCCGGCGAGATGGCGAAGGTGGATTCAAGCTGGACCGCCGCGGGATTTACCACGATGGCCGCGGGAATCACGTCCCCGTCATCTCGGCGCTGGTCATAGTAAATGGCACCATCAAACCCGTTGGCTTTCAGCGCGTCTTGAAATGTTTCCTCTTGCGATGCTTCCTCATGGAACAGGTCTTCCATGGCAATGCCATTTGCTTTGGCAAATTCCTCGACATCATCAACCGGCAAAAAGCGACCTTGAACCACCAAACGCACCGGCGTTCCGTAGCCGGCTCCGTCTTGCATGCTGCTCACGTAAATTGGCCGGTCCTCAACTTCGGTCAACGCCTGCTCGCTACCGTGATAAGCGATGAAGCGCACGTTGCCATTGGGCAGCGTAATCTCGTTGAATCCGCTGCGGTCCGGTTCCGGTGCTATTGAAAAAGTGGTAGAGGCCATGCTCATGGACAGTGCCCGCAAAGCTGCTGCTCTCGGTTTGTCTGTTTTGATGACGGTCAGCACGCTCTTGGGTTTGTCGAACATCCCGAGGCCCTTGCCTTTGATGATGACATCATAGGAATCGTGCTGCTTCACGTTGAGGTCGCCGGCGCGGTAAGGCTTGGTGTCAGCCTTGTCGAATTGCACCGCGGAAACCATGTCGCCGTATTGCAATCCGGCAAAGCGCGGGTCTTCCATCGCCTTGATCATCTCATCGATGTTGGGAAATCCTTTTTCGACTAACTTGGTCGCACCAATGATCGAACCTTTCTGGCCCACCTTGGTCGGCTCAAAGCCAAAGAAACTGCCACCGCGGATATCGTAGGTGGATGCTTCCAAGGCTTTTTCGGCTTGGTTGAGCGTTGTCCATTCCTTCTTCCAAAGCGGAATCCATGCGGCCCTGCCATCGCCTATCGTGGTCCCGTCCCGCTTGGCCTTGCCCAGCGTAGCTTGGCGGATGCGGTTGGCCTCGGCCAGCCACTCGTCCTTGGTCAGCTTCCCGCTTTTCACGGCCCAAGCCACCTCGGCCATGTACGCCTTGAGGAATGTCTTGTTGCCGCGAATGTTTCCCTCGGTGTAGAGGCAAACGATGCCGATCCCGTCTGTGCCTTTGACGCGGTTGGCAAAAGTGCTGAAGACCGATCCGTCATCGGTAAAGGCCCAGCCGGCATCGCTGTCGATATTGCCAAGCGTGAACGGATAGCTGGGGCCGCCTTGCAGCGCGATCTTGATGCCGCTGGCCGGATCTAATCCGGTGTATTCGCCCACGCGCATGCGGTCGGCAAAATAGAAAAACACATTTTTTCCCTTGAGTTGCTTGTAGAGCAGCTGGGGAATATTGCCCTCGGTGGGCGCACCTGGCCGGATGCTGAATGTCTGGCCCTGCTTGTCATCGAGCGTTTCCCAGACGGCGGGGTCTACCTCGATGTCCGCGGTCAGCCCCGGTTCGCCTTCGACCTGCTCCCGAATCTCCGTTTCGGTTAGCGGAGCACCAGGGTCTTGCTCGCGGTCTGGGTAGGGATTTACCGAGAAGGTTCGGCTGTCGCCAGCTTCTTGGCCAGCGGGAGCAAAACGGCCCCGGCCTCCGCCAAGTCCATCGCCTCCGCGGCTTCGGTCGCCAAGGTTGCCAATTCGTTCGAGGACAACTCCTCGTTGTTCGAGTTTTTTAAGGTAGGCTCCATAGGATTCGGGTGTCTTTCCACTCTTTACAATAGAATGTGCCCAAAGGGCAGCTTGAACTTGACGGGGTGTCCACCCTATTTGGGCGGCGATTTCCGTAAGAATTTGTTCGGCCTTGGCAAACTGTGCCGCGGTGGGCGATTTCACGCCAAACAGCAAACTGGCAATATGCCGGTCCACCACCACCGCCATGGTGTCACCTTCGTTGGCGGCTTTATAATTTTTGATCTTCTTTCCACCAACTTGCGTCCTATCGCGGATGGCGTTGAGGTTGCCGATGACCGCGTCCAGGTATCCGGGCTTTTCTTTACCGCGGGTCCGATCATCAAAGTCTTCACCTCGCATGAGTTGTCCAAAAGCCTTCAAGGCCAGAGAGACATTACTCTTTACGCTGGACGCCTGGGACGTGACCGCCAGCAACTCTTGAAACAGCGGAGCAAAGTCTCCAAAGAATTCGTCCAACACTTCCTTGTGCTCATCGTACCAATCTCTCCACGATTCCTGCGAAAGAGCGGCATCGGTCAACGCTTGCCGCGTCATGCGAACGCGGAGCGAATTGCGTTTGGGGCTGATAGCAAACGTGCTTTCCGGAAATTGCTCAACAACGGAGCCGGCCATTATAAGCACGTCTTCCGGAGCAATGTTATTGCTTGAATACGGTGCGGTTGCGGCTCTTTGTTCGGGCGTCAGTGTTTGTCTTGATGCAACGTCACGCGCTTCTATTTCGCCAGCTGTTCTGCGGTATGCATCGAAAGATTCCTCTTTCGTAAATCCATCGCGCAAAAACTCACCAAGGTTTGATCCTCTGGGAAAGCCTTCGCGTGCCTGTATTGCATGCTGTATTTCATGCAACAATGTGTTCAGTGCGGATTTTTTCGACAGGTCAGAAGAAAGCCAAATTCTGGCCGGCATTAGTTGTCCGTTGTACGTGTTGACATATGGACGAAAAAATTTGCCACTCGCGCCATCCATGCTCGATCTCCAACCGCTGGCGCGGTTTCGGTTCATTACATAGACCTCAATGTTTTTCAGATCTGGATAGGCAACGAACAAGGCGGGATGGTCCAAAATCTGGCCAAGCGTTCTTCCGTCTATCCCGTTGATGCGCGATGCATCCTTTCGCAATGTAAAACGCGCCTCGTTGTCCGGTATTTCAAAAGCCAGCCGTCCGTCCGGGCTAAACGGATGAGGAAACCACCCAGTGATTGCGCGGATTTCTTCGCTGCTTTTTCCTTCCGCGGCCATACCTCTGGCGGTTATGTAGCTGTTCATCATAAACGAAGGCAACTGTGCCCGGGGTCCAGCGATAGAGAATGTGTCTTCGACTAATCCTGCGCCATTGATTGTGGATACCGCCTGCTGGGCCGCCTGCACTCCAATCTGCCGGTCAATGTCGAGGCCCACGCTCTGGGCGAGGAATGCCTCGAATTCCGGTGCGATCTGGCCGGCGGCGATGGCTTCTTTGATGCGGATGCCGCGGGCGAAGATGGCGGCGAAGTATTCTTTCAGTGCCTCGAAGAAGGCGCGGAGCCGGGACGAGACGCGGGCGTTGTCCAGGTTGCCACTGTAGTAGGCCACCGACATGGTGCTGACGGCCTCGACTACGTCACGTGACGTGAAGTCTTCCTCGAGCAGGCTGTCGCCGGTGCCGGATTCGTATTCCCGAATCCATCCCACCATATCGGCCTCGGAGAATTGTCCCGCTTGCAGGGCCATCTTGTATTGGCCCTCGGCGCGGTCTTCGAGCACGGCGCGGATTTCCTCGGGGGACTTGGCCTTAACCACGCGGGTGATGCTTTGGAAAAGCCCTTCCTTGACCTGCTCGAGGGTGTTGACCGCGGTGATGTTGACCGCGGCCCCCGGCTGCCACGTCTGGCCTGTCTCGCGCTCCCACTGGGCGATGCGCCTTTGCAGCTGCTCGGGCGTCATGTTGTTGTAGCGGTTGACCACCTCTTGGGTAGCCACGTCGATCTGCTCGCTAAATCCTTCCGGGTTGGTCGCTTGGCCTGCATTCAGCAAGACGTTAATCAGTTCTGCTTGTACGCTCTCGTAGACAGCGGAATCGCTCTGGGTCAAACGATCAAACTCATAGATGGCAGTTTCGGAATCGACGCGGTCTACAATAGTATTGCCATACGAATCGAGCACAGTGTAGCGGTCCCCGTCCCGGCGGATGCTGGGCTGAAAGGAATCGTCGGGCTGTTTCAGCTGGGCCATGGTGTCGGCAATCAATCGGTTGCGTCCTGCTTCGATCAGCTTTGGGTCGCGGGCGGCCTCGGCTTCCTTGAACGCGGCCACGCGCTCCTTCTTGGTCAGCGAGGTGGAAACGCGCTCGGCCTGCTCCTCGCTCATGCCAAAATACTTGAGCATCTTCTTATCCTGGAGGTAGGCCGCGTTGCGCCCGATTTCCTGCGAGGTGATGAAGGGCAGGCCGGTGATGGTGAAAAGCAGCATGGTCACCGCGGTGACGCCCAGTTCCTCGTCAAATGCTTCGAGGTCTTTGCGCCAATCGTAGTCCGGTATGTCATCGCTCAAGGCGGCCCCGAGGGTTTGCAGGATGGGCAGGACGCGGTTCTGGGACAGTTCGATGCCGGTTTCCATGCCAAAGGTGGCGGTGCCCCGGGCGATGATCCGCGTCATGGGATTGCGCGAAGGCTTGAGGAAAAATTTGATGGCGCGGTCGAGGGACACGAATCGGCCCATGACCAAGTTGGCCTGGATTAGTTCGAGGCCGGCGGCCATGGGGGCGGCCAAGGCGGAAATCGCTGCCGCTTGGTCGGGGTCCATGTCGGGGTATTCGAGGAGGAGGTCATCCTTGTATTGCCCAAAGAAGGACGCGGTGATGGCGGGGAAACCGACAAAGGGAATGGCGGCGATGCCGGCGTATGGAATCGATCCGACAAAGCCGTAGAAGCCCTGCTCCCACGTGGGCCAATCGGTGACCACCTTGATCGGGTCGATCTGGGTATCGGCCAAGTTGACCAGTTCGCGCTTGATCTGGAGGATCTTCAGTTTGCGGGCGGCGTCCGCCTTGAGCTTCTCACGCTGCTCCGCGGTGATCGGGGATTGGCCGGACGTGGGCGCTTGGCTCAATCCCTTGCTCCCGTCGAGGTTTGTTGCCTCGTAGAGCGGAAGGTCGCTTTGCAATAGACGCTGCTGGCCGCGGATGGATTCCTCGGTGAAGTTGCGGCTGATGCGCTCGCCCATCTCGCGGGTGAGGAAACGGCCCAGGGTTTCCGCGGCTTGGTAGAAGACGCCCTTGTCCACTTGGTTGAGTTCGGCAAAGGCGCCGGCCAGCAGGTAGATCGATTTGCGCTGCTCGGTGGGCATATCGGCAAACTTCTCCAGCACTTGCTCGGTCTGGAAGTTGAGCATCTCGGGATCGTTGAGGTCCATTTCGCCCTCGGGCGCGGGCGCGGGCTGCTTGACCGCCAAGTTCATCACCGGCCCCAGGCCGCCCACGGTGGCCGCGGGATTGGGCTGCTCGCCGGCCAGTTCGTATTCCTTGCCGCGTCCGGTCTGCTTGCTGACCAACTCGAAGAGCCAGCGGGCATCGTCGGTCACCGAGGTATTGGCGCGGCGGAGGTTGTCGGCCATCTTGTCGGCCTGCTCGCGGATGTTGAGACGTTCTTGGTCGGAGAGAAGTTCGCCGGCCTCGTTGAGCTTCTGCTCCAGTAGTGGCCGGTAGGTCGGCTGGTTGTTGATGTCGTTGGCCGTCTCTCCTTTGAACAGGCTCTCGAAAACTGACTTCTGCACCTCTTGGTAGATGCCGGTGGCCGCAGAGTTGACCTCGTTCTCCCGGTCAAACTGCTTCTTGTAGTAATTGAAGAGGCCCTCGTCGGAGAGCGTGGGCATGCCCATCTGTTCCTTGGCCAGTTCGTTCTTTTTGGCATCGTAGACCGCGGGCATTTCCTCGATGGGAATGCCCAAGGACGAGGACATGTAAGCGATGTTGGCCTGCCGCTTGGCGTAGGTTTCGGGGAAGGGAGAGAGGGACGCGCCGGTCTGGATGGACGGGCGTTTGGCGAAGCCGTCAAAATACCCCTGGTCGGTATAGACGCGGTTCCAGTGATTGTCGGGCAGTTCGCGCAAATCGCCCTCGACTTGGAGTTGGTTGCCTTCGCCTATCATGTGTCGGCCTTGCGGAAGCTGACCACCTGGACGCCATCTTTCTCATGCGGAGAATTGCCGGTGGGATGATGGAAGTCGAAACGTCCGGTGAGCGGTTTGCCGAATTTGCGGATGGCCTGCCGGTCCTGCATGGTGCGGTTGTCCCAGATGCGGACCACGGTGGTGCCATCGCTCAAGGTCAGTTCGACGGGGTCCTTGGGCTTGATGCCCGCGGCCTTGAATTGCCGTTCCACGTCCGGGGAGATGGCCATGCCGTTCTCGTTGATCTTGCCGAATGAGCCGATCCACTTGCGACTGTTGCTGTCGGCGTAGGGGTCCCCTTTCCAATTGTAGCTGGTCACGCGGCTGCCTTGGGGCGCCGGTAGAAAATCTTGAGCCGGCTGGCCGGATGCGGGCTGCACCGGCGGGAGCGGCTCGTCCGCGTCATGCAACCCGTCCATGAGCGAAGAGGTTCCCCACGATAGGCCGGCGGCCATCACGTTGGGGTTGCCTGCTGTGGGGTTGGCTGAAGCACCAAACCAATCGCCCAGCTTTTCAAGAAACGTCCGGTTATCCGGTCCGCGGAAGAATTCCTGTGCGGCCTTGTCGCCGTATTGGCCATTGTTGAAGAGGTCTTGGAATTGCTTGAAGGCTTCGTCCGCGGTGATGCTCGGGTTGCGCTCGAAGATGCCCTCCACGGCGTCGAGCACTTCCGCCTGCTTCTGCTCGGTGGCGAGAAATTTCGGGTAGTCCACCGGCTTGCCGGCGCTATCCACCCCGCCGTCATTGCCCAGGATGCCGTGCTTCCGCATGAGGTTGACCTGCTGGGTCAGCTGCTGGCGCATGATGACCTGGGCGTTGTCGAGCTTGCCCTCGTTCTTTTTGCGGGCCTCTGCGATGCGGCGTTCGATGGGCGCAGTGAAGCGTTCGATGTAACCGGCGGGCATGTTGGCGCGGACGGAAGCGTCCAAGGCCATGTATTCCCCGAATGATTTTTCGGTCAGTTCCCCGGTGGCGTTGTCGATCTCGGGCTGAAATTGGCGGACGCGGAAGAAGAGGTCGTTCTGCTTTTGCACAAACACGGCCTGCCCTTCCGGCGTGTTGTCATAGGCCACCTTCCAGTTGTTGATGAGGGCCTCGACGTTTTCCTGCGGGATGCGAGCTTGCTCGGCCAGCTGGCGGATCTGCTCGTCGTTGATGCCTTGGGGATTTTTGAGCGAGAGGTCGCTGATGGTGGTGATGGCCTGCCTTTGCGTTTGGATGCGCTGGGAACGCGCATTGTCGCGGGCCTGCATGAAAGCGTACGCATCGAGCAAATCGTATTCCTTGGACTTGCCCCCACCCTCGGTGAGCACGGCGTTGAAGTGTTCCTCGGCGGCGAAGGGGTCGAGGGCAATGCGCTGCTGCACTCCAGACAGTTGCTGCTTTTTGTCGAGTTCAAGCAGTCCTTGCTGCTCGGTGCCGCTGTCGATATGTCCCGCGGCTTTGCGCTTGGCCAGCCATCCGGCGGAGCTTTCAAAGTCGCCCATCATCTCGGCGCGTTTTTGCGCGGCTTCCATTTCGCGGTCCGCGTTTTGAATTTGGCGTTTGCGGGCCGTGGTGGAAACGTCCACCGTGTAGTTGATCGTCTTGTTGTCGATCAGCACTTGGGCCTTGGCCTTGCCGGTTTCGGAAAATGGCAGGGCATCAAATTGTTTCATGGCCGCGGCCTTGCGCTTCTCCCATTCGGGCAGCAGCTGGTCGGCCTGCTTGTCCTGGCTCCACGTAAGGAAGTCGCCGTAGCTCTGGGCCAGCGTGTTGTCGATCTTGGCCAAGTTGCCCTCGTCGCGGGACCGCTGCATCTGCATGGACAGGTCCATGAGGTTGCTCGCCACCTTGGCTCCGGTGGCCCCGAAATCCGCCCAAGCGCGGGAAGCGTAGTCAATAAATTCGACCGGCTGGGGCGTGGGCGCGTCGAGCAGCTGGGCCGTCTGCGAAAGGATAGCGTTGCCGCGGCTGAAGTTCGGCGCGTTGAGGACCGGCGAGGAATAGGCGCGAGCGGACCCGGGGATCGGCGTGTTGGGCAACGGGGCCGATCCGGGCACCGCGTTGGGCGCGTTGGGAATCTGGTTGACGGGGACGGCCATGGCTATGAGTACACTCCTGCTTTCACGTCACGGCGGTATCCACCATAAGCGCCGGCGGCTTGGCTGGCCCCACTCAACAGCGTGCCGTAGGCCCCGATCTGGTAGGCTTGGCTTTGATTCATCCCCTGCATGTAAGTGCCGCGGGCCGCGTTCATGTCATAGGTCAGCTGATCGTTGATGAGGCCGCGCTGACGCACCAAAGCACTGCCCTGGTATTGGGCGGCGGCCAGTTCGTATTGCGCGGACTGACGTTCGAGGTTGAGGTTGGAAAGTTCGGCTTGGGCTTTGAGGTCCATGACTTGGCTGTCCATCATGGCGTCCTGTCCGACAAAGCGGGTTTGCCATAGCTCCAAGGCACTGCCATAGCGTCCGGCATCGGCCTTGGTACGAAGGGCTTGGCTTTGCAGTCCGGCCTCGTAGAAGGCATCGGCCACGCCCAATTCCATGAGGCCGGCGGTTTCGGCCATGACCATGAGCGGGCTGCCCTCGAAGGTGACGGCACTCTTTCCCTGCCTGCCGCGGAGGGCGGACATGACCTTCTCGTTCTGCTCGCGTTGCCGGCGGGCGCGTTCGCGGGCTTGGGCCTCGACCAGGTTGGCCTCTTGGTCTTGGGATGCGGCGTTGCGCTGGGCGATGAGCGCATTGTTTTGCATCGCCATGATCTGTGAGTCGGAGCGCGATTGCAGATTGCGCTGGTTGAGCAGGTTCATCTGCTGGCTGGCCTGCATGTTTTTCGCTATCGCATTTTGCGAGGCCAAAGCCTGCTGCTGGGCCAAGGCACTTTGCTGGCTCATCAGCTGGTTCTGCACCATGGCGTTGTTGGCAGCGATCTGGGCCGCCTGCATTTGCAGATTCTGATTGTAGGCCGCCATTTGCGCGGCGGCTTGGGCTTGCTGCATCTGGCCATACATGGCCACGCCCGTGGAAGCCACAGACCCAACAATCGCAGCGATAGCGATGACTTCAGCCCCGGTTCCCATGGTCTTCCTCCGGTTCGATGGTAATGCCCACCATGCTGACCAAGTCGGTCATTTCGGTCTTAAATCCGAAACGCTCGAGGTAGCGGGCAATGGGCGGAATGGTGGTCACGCGCATGATCGGGTAAGCGTTGCTCGCGGCGAACCGGCGCATGTAGGTGAAAAGGGTTTCCAGCGCATCGCGGCTTTGCGCGAGTTTCAACTTGGGACGGGTCACCGGATACTCGGCCCAGCAGACGCCAACACTATTGTCCATGTAGAGCCAGAGCGCGGCCACCGGCTCCTCGTCCATCGTGCAGACCACGCCCAGCTTGGGCAGGATTTGCTCGGGCGGACACTTCGCGCCGTGGACAGCGAACCAATCGGAGATCATGGCATAGTCATTCTCCGGGTCATAGAAACGCAGTTGGTAGAGGTGCTTGCTCATCGGGTTAGTCGAAAATCAGTCACCATAAAAATCGATCTTGGCCACCAAGGCCAGCACGGTGAGCGGAAGAGGCTGGTTTTGTCGCACCATGACTTGGAGGTTGCGGTCATGGTCGGACGCGGTGACCACCTCGGTGTCGCCCGTAAAGACCGGGGGCGAGGCGTCCATCGGGTCGGGGAAGTCGCGGTTGTAGAGGTATTGCCAGGTCTGGCCTTGGTCGGTGGAGACTTCTCCGCCCAGGCTTTTTTGCAGGGCCAAGACCATGCGGTGAATGCGCTTGAAGCGTCCGCGGCTGGTGCCGTCCGCCATGTTGTTGATGTCAATGGTCATCGGCTGGAGGGTCGAGGTGAAGGGCAGGCCGGCCAGCACGGTGGTGCGGGCCTTGTCCAAGGTGATCTGGCCGCCGGCCACGGTCTTGGGGGTTTCCACTGATCCGTTGGCCAGCACGTTCACGGTGCGCCCGTCGAGGTGCGAGAGGCCGGACATGGTGCTGGTCGCGGCTCCCGAGTAGCGCACGGCGCAATCGAGGTACCACCAGTTGGCCTTGTCCGCGGCCTCGAAGGTTTCCCGGCTCTGGGTGTAGAAGCGTTCGATGAAGCGTTTGGTCTGGCCGCCCACGGTGCGCTGGACCGAGAGCCAGACCTCGTCAGTGCCGCCGAGGCCGTAGATCGTGGCCACGCTCTCGAAGGACCCGTCTGTGGTGTGCCGGTGCCATCCCACCACATTCTGGTCGCGTTCGTAGGTCATGCCGATCAGCTGGCCATCGCCTTTGACCGCCCAGTAAATGGCGTCCGTCTGCTGCTGGTAGGACCGCTCGACAATTTCACCGGAGGTGACGTGTTCGGCCAAGACGGTCAGATCCGGGGCCACCCACCCGTCCTTGTCGAGCACGTAGACCAGTTCGCGCACCTTGCGTCCTTGGCGCTGCACAAAAAGAAGCACGTCATTGATCGTGGCCGCGGGCAGATACTTCGATCCGTAGGAGGATTGCTTTTGGGCCGTGACATTGCTCGGGGTGATGCCCTCGTCGGTCGAGGCCCCGAGGGTCCATTCGTTGCCACTGGTGCCGATGAGCAGCTTGTCCTGGCTCTCCATCCACATGAGCCGGTTGGCTTCCTTGGCCGAGAGGGTGAGGAAAAGACCGCCGTCATTGTTGGTGGTCAGACGCAAATTTTGGAAATCGTCCACCACGCTGCCCCAGATTGAGAGAGGCCGGCGCTCGGTGCCGCCGTAGTAGATCCGCCCTTGGTGCAGGGTCACGGTGCGCGGGAATCCTTGGCTGGTGCTCCATGCGCCCTCGCTCCAGATCTTGGTCGCGGTGGTCTTGGCCACGGGGTTGACCACGTTGACCGTGACTTGGGTCGCGCTGGTAAATCCGGTGACCTTGACAATGCCATAGACGCGGGAATCCGCGGCCTCGAGGCGGGCGATGCGCGTGCCGTAGTTGATCGGGGTCCAGTATTTGTTATTGGCCGGCGTGAAATCGACCGGCTCCCAGTATTCCGCGTTGCTCGGGCGGAAATTCTGCAACTCCCAATATTCGGGATTGTCGGGCGTGTAATTGAGTTCCCCCGCCTTGCCTACTTCATGCAAAGCGAGGATATCCCTAACTCCATTGTTGTCCTGTTGAGTTGTGAGCAACTGGACGGCGTTGTCTAAAACATGCTGGTTAAAAGTGACGGGTCCGTTTTGGCGGACGCCTCGATAATAACCTGTGGCAGCAGCATAATAAATGCGGTTGCCTATGGTTTGAAAAGTGGTTGCCCCTGCTGGCAAATTTTCAACGTACTCTGTATATGGCTCCATCTTAAACAGCCTTTTGTCGCCATTTCCCTCCCAAGCGTGGATCGGGGCTGTTGATCCGGTGCTGGTGTCTCTCGGGATCGGCGTAGTCACCGTGGAATTATGGGCTTGAACGCACTTATAGGTTCTCCCGTTGTATTTGACCAAATTGCCCACCGCATAATTTCCGTCTTTCCAAAGCCAATCGGTCGTGGTGTTGTTGTGCGCCTTGATACACTTGTATGTCCGCGTGTTCCACGTGACCAAGGCGTCGAGCGCGTAGTTGCCGGAAAAGTCGCTCCAGGCCGCCGCGGTGGAATTGTGCCCGAGGACGCATTTGTAGACGTTGTTTTCGTAGGTCACCACGGTATCGAGCGCGTAGTTGGTGTTGGTCGCCCACGCTGATCCGGTCACGTAGCTGGAAATGGCCAAGCGAAGAAGCACCTCGCGTTCGGTCTTGCCGCTCGAGGTGATGTTGCGCTCGGCAGAGCCTTTGTAGGATCGGATGACCTGCCAAGTGGCCCCGTTGTCTTCGCTTTGCTCGATGTTGATGATGGCGGACCAGACGCCCGAGGTGGAAAATTCCCAATCGCCAAAGACGTTGAGGTTGGTGCTGTTGGCGTTGCCGTCGATATTGCGTTCGGTAAAGACGGCCTCGAGCGCGTGCCCCAGCTGCCAGTAGCTGCCCACGTGGCCGGCGTTGAAGATTCCGGTGGACGCGGTCAGCGTCCGGTTGTTCCCCGTAAGGTGGCTGCATGCCAGCGTGGTGTCGGTCAGATTCTCATCGAGCAGGGCCGGCCAATCCCACGCCACCTCGGTCAAGGTCCAGTTGGTGTCCGCCAAGCGGGAGAGCTTGTGCGGGGCCACGTCCGGGTGGACGAGGTACATGATGTCGTTGATCTGGACAAACTGCACTTCGCGCAGCTGGCTTTCGAGGTAAGGGCTGGCCACTTCGACCGGATTGCCGCCGGAAAGGACCGGCACGCCATTGGACCAGAAGCGCATATACTGGTGCCCCATCTCGATGACAAAGCGCGTGGTGGTGGAAAAGTTGAAACCGATCAGCCGGCACCGGCGGTCGTTGAATTTCGGGTTGCCCAGGTATTCAGTCCCGGGGCGGCGGATGACCCCGCCGTAGGGCAGGATGATGAAATTCTGGAGGGTCGAGCAGCCGTTGCGGTATTTCTCCACGTCACTCCGCGCCCCCATGTAGGGGGACAATTCGCCGGCGTTGAACGAATTGATGAGGGCCGAGACGGGCATTTTAGAATCCCCCGCTGACGCGGCTCTTGACCAGGTCGCTGTCCACCCAGGCCATGCGGCGTTTGTCGCGCTGCTGGAAAACATCGGAGAGGCGGGCCTTGGGTCCGGTCACCTTGTCATACTCCTGCATGAGCGCGGTGGGCTGGTCGAAGCGTCCGGTCAAGGGGGCGCACAGCTTGGCCGCCAGCTTGAGCGAGAGGGCCTCGCTAAAGAGCGCGGGGTAAAACGTGGTGTCGGTCACGCGGGCGATGTAGCGCACCTCGGCCTTCTCGGCATCGGTGAGCAGGCGGTTGCCCTCGATGTGCCAAGGGTCGCGCACTTTGCCCAGATCGTAGCCGTTCAACTGCAAGAGGCGCAGGTTGTCGGTGGGCAGCTGGTAAGCGTAGGACCACTCAAAGTCCGGCGGCGTGGCCAGCTGGGCCAGCACGGCGCGTTTGCTGGCGAAGTTCCAAGGGTGGCTGGCCAGCACCTCGTCGCGGGTCGATTCGTAGAAGCGGTTGGCAAACTGGGCCTGCTTGGTCGAATCAGTCAAGGCCATGACCGGACTAATGCCGAGGCGACCCAGGGCATCATTGACAATATCGGTTTCGGAGGCGGCCATAAAAAAAAGGGGGGCAGACTATTGGAGCCGGTCTGCCAGCGGTTGTGTGAGCTACCAATCCATTGGATTAGGCTTCGGAGCAGCTGATCTGGACCACTTTCTTCTCTTCCATGCGGGTTGCGCCGATGGAAGCGGTGGTGCGGATTTGCAGCGAGTGACTGCGGTCGGGGCGGATGTCCACGTGGACACGGCGTCCGGCATCGGTCATGCGGAGTCCACTCTTGACGTAGGCAACCACTTCGCGGCGGCTGCTGGCCAGGGTGAAGAACGCCTTGTTGACCACGCGGAACTTGAAGCCCATGAAGGTGTCCAGCTGACCGGCCACCAGAGCCTTCACCGTGTTGTAGTCGGCGGAGGTCACTTCGGTGGTGCGGAGCAGGTCCTGCAATTGGCGGGGACTGACCGCGATGATACGCGGGTCATCCTCGTCCACGTCCGCGTCATCCAAGATAAACTTGGCTTGGCGCAGTTTGGCGATGGTCAAACCACTGGTGGCCGCGGTGCCGCTCTCGACAAAGTCGTGGGCGATCTTTTGGCCGGCGGGAAGGACCGTGTTGGTCGTTCCGGTGGCTCCGGTGGAGGCCGTGCCGACAGCGGCGGCGAGGATGATCTCGTCGCACTTGCGGGCGAAGGCCATGGCGTGGTTGGTCACCAACTCGCTCTGCGGGAGCGAAACTTCGCCCAGCAGTTCGGCATCCCACTCATCGAGGAGGTCAGCCTTCTCGTATTGCAGGGGGCGCAGCCAGCGTTGGGCCATCGCCGTGTCGGTGATGTTGGTGGTTTGAGCACGCGCAGTGATCTGCGTCATGTTGACGCTGGCCATCTGGTTGTACTTTTTCTCTTTTCCTTGAACGCGGTCGATGACCACGAATTCGCGGAGCTTGGAGAGTTTTTGCTGAACGAGGTGATTCCAGTTGGCGGAAAACTCGGTCGTGAAAAACTCGGGGATCTGGGTGATAGCAGACATGATGTTTCTCCTTTGGTTTTCGACTAACCCCGCGTTGGCGGTGTCGGTCGGATTGTTGGTTTTCTGTCCCTCGGCCTACCGGATTGTCTGCACAGTGCAGGTCCCGGCCTGTTGGGTTTGCCGCGGGCAGGCTCACCAAGGAGTTGTCTGCTCTCGTACTACCTTTCGACTAATCCCGCGTAGCAACGCGGTCAAAAAGAATTTTCTATTTTGAGCCGAAAACGCAAATGTAGAGGAAGCCTATATTCCCGAGGCTGTATCCGGCGAAGGCGATGGACATTCCGATCTGGCCCTGTTTGTAGAATGTCACCGAGGTGGCAATATAACAGGCCGTGCAGATGAGCAGCGGGACGGTGGTCATGCCGGCTTGTGGTGGCCGATGGTGATTTGGCCCTGGCACTGCTTGCCGGTAAACTTGGCCACCGCGGAGCAGATGCGTTCCAGTTCGAGGATGGGTTCTTCGGCCACGTGGGGCAGGACCACGTGGGCAATCTCATGGACGATGATGCCGAGGCCATTGGCGGCCACGGCGCGGGGATCGAGGTAGACCGTGCGGGTTTCGTAGTCGGCCATGCCCTCCAGGCACTCGCGGGCCGGCGGACGCATGATCTTCACGCGCCACCAAGACCCATCGTATTTGAAGCGCATGGTGGGGACACGGGTGGCCATGGCGTTACTCCATTTTCTGGCGGTAGTGCGGGACGGAATAGACCCCGCGCTTGGGCGTGGGGATGTAGAAGTCTTGGCGTTCAATGCGTCCGGCCTTGACCGCTTTGTTCAGACTGATCCGCATGCCATCCACCGATTTGCCCAGGGCCTCGGCAATCTCGGGCACCGTGTGCCATCCGGCGGGCACATGGTCCGCGGGACGCTGCACAGTGATGGCCGCTTTCCACGCGGCGGCGTTGATCATTTCCGCGGTCATAGGTGGGTAACAACCGGCGGCGGCGGATTGAAGGTGAAGTTGTGGACGTGAGGCAGGGTCCCCTCCTCCAAGCCACGCCAATCGAGCACGATGATCGAAGGACGCGGGATGGCGTCCGGCACCACCTTCTTCCCGTGGCGGGTGAGGAATTGCCATCCTCCGGTCACGGCGAGCATGCCGGCCCCGTCCGTATACCAACCGCCACAATGGCGATGGGCGCGGAGGTAAACACTCGGCACGGGATGCCCGGACCGGATGCAGTTGAGGCGGGCATTGCCCAAGTTGATGCTCATGGCGCTGGCCTCGAGGTAGGCTCGGCTGGTGGCCGGCATGTGGTGGGTCGCGTTGCAGAGCGTGCCGTTGATGGTGAAGAGCCAATGGTCGCGGGCCTCGCCGGCCCCGAGAAGGTTGGCCAGGTAGTCCTCGACGTTGTGCGTGTGGCATTCGGTGCCGCGGGTGATCAAGATCTTGGCCGCTTTCTCCGCGTAGCCTTTCAAGGCCGCGGCGGCCATCCGGCAATGGTCTTCGATTAACGTGGCCACCACCTCGGGGGACCTGTGATGGATGCCCTCGGTCGCATCGCCATTGCACAAGAGCACGTAGGGATCATCGCCGGCCAAGTCAAAGACCCGCCGCATGCCCTCCTGCCATTTGTCCCACAGCCACTCTTGGTGGTAGTTGGAACCAAAGCCCACCGTGTTGCCGTAATGCGTTTCCACATCCGGCGCGAGCAGGCCCACCGTGCTGCCACAGTGCAGGTCGCTGACTACCACCAAGAGTTGGGGTTTCATCGTTGTGAGAGGTAGGAGCGGACTTGGCGGACCACGTCTTCGTCACCTTCCTGGTAACGGCGGTGGAGCGGGTTTTCCGGGTTGGCAATGATGTCCAGAGCGCGATCCTTGCCCACTTGCATGGGGCTGGCGTTGGCGCTGACCAACTTGTCTTCCGCGATCTGCTCCGCGGCCCAGACGGCCAGCTTGACCATGGCCGGATCAGCAAAGCCACGGGCGGTCGGATCGATGCCCGCGGTGATGGCGGCCCGCTTGGCCAAATCGAGTTTCTCGCCAAACTTGTCGCCGTACTCGCTTTGCAGCTGCTCTTTGCCGGCTTGCAGCTGTTGGATGACCATTTGCTCGCTGGCTTGCGCCATGGCCTGCACCTGCCCGATTTGCAGGGCGGCCAGTTCTTTCATGGCTGCCGGCGGGATGTTGTGCTTGTGGGCCAATTGCGCGGCCTGCTTGGCCATGCCTTCGTCAAACTGCACGCCCTCGGGCAGGGCTTCGGGCTTGAGGCTCTTCAAGTAATCGTCCGGGCTTTCCGGCACGCCCAGGGCCTTGCGGAATTCCGCGATTTCCTCGGGCTTGCTCTTCTCGTTGGGCACCAGAACCGATTGGCTCTTGCGGCCCAGGATCTCCTGCATGCCGCGGTAGCTTTTGGCCAAGGCTTGGTAATCGGCTTGGCCTTCGCGCCAGAAGTTGTCGGGGAGCCATTCCGGCTTTTCCGCGGGTGCCGCGGGAGCGGATGGCTCGGAAGACGGGCTGGCCTCGAGCAGGCTGGTGACGGGTGCAGTTTCGGACGCCGGCGTGATGGCGGCGTCCCCGGCGGGTGCTGTGGATGTGTCCATAGATTGGTTTGTTTTCGACTAATCCCGCGC